GGAGAGTCGCCACCGCAATCGACAAACGTGTAATATACAAAGCCGTCATCGGAAGCATCCAAATCGGCCTGTATTACATCAATAACTAATCTTTTACATGGCATAGGTTATGCGCTTAATGCTCTAAATGTATTCGTTCTACTTTGTGAAAGCCATATATCGTTACCTCTCACTACACCCTCCACCACTACCCTACTATTTCCTCCACCCATCTGCGATGCGGATGCGATTATTGACCGCATTTGGTCGGGTCTAACGATGTGTTCTGTGCCGTGAAGCATTACCGGATAGCCAGAACGGGGGCCGGATACTGTACCGCCTTCGGAGAAGCCGAGCATCTTACCAAACATCTTGAAGAATCCACCGCCCCCTGCGCCCTTTGAAGTCCCACCGCTAACGGCTGATAATATCGCCTGAAATATTGCCGCCTTCGCTGCTGCAAGTGCAATATCAAGGGCTAACCGCTTAAACATATCCCCCAATGCTTGACCGATATTCTGCCCATTCATCATAGCATTGGTAAGTCCAGTCAGGCTATTCATGGCAGTATTGGTAAGGTTATTAGCTAACTCTAAATTAGCAATCCTTTGTTCTTCTATTTGATTACGTTGCAGCATCACCTGATTGAGTGCTGAATTGCCGTCAGTAGTTAGTTTAAGATTGGTTAGGTCTTTTCCCTTTTCTCTTTCCGGCATGATGGTACCTTGCCCCATCATTGCAAACTTCAAATTCTTGTATGCTTGTATCTGTCTTTCTAACTCTGCATTTTCTTCTTTTGTTCCCTGCACTACTGTTTTTCCGTCAGCAGTTTTTCTCATTGGAGCAGGTGCTTGTATAAGTCCGTATAACTTATTAAGTTCTGCCTTTGCTGCCTTTGATTCATTTACTAATGCAGTTAATTCTCTTGTGGCTTGTGCAGTTACCCCTCTTTGTCTTTGTTGCGGAGTAATTCTAACAGATGGCATACCAGGCCCGCCAGATATTGTTTCTACACCTCCCTGCCCTGCTTTTCTGTAATCTTCTTTGAGTTTGGTAAGTAATTCAGTTTGCTTTAATTCATTTTCAATTAACTTTTGCTCTAACGGCATAGCCATAGTCCGGATGGATGCTGCTTTCGCTTCCATCCGCAATGCTTCAGTTAATTTCATGTGAGCATCAGCCGCTTTGCCTACAAGTATATCTTCATCAGTATAATTTTTCAAATACGCACCATAATTGCTGCGTAACTCTTTAACTGCATTTAATCTTTGTGAAAGCGAAAGATTTGCATTGGTAGCAGATGCAAACAATGAATTTAACTCTACCTTTTCCTTTGCAAGTGATTGTGCAAAATCCTCATTTGCTTTTTGAGTATCAATCAACCCCCTCGTCCAGTTGCCGAAACCTAATTGTGCAAACTGCAATCCGGCTACAAGTGCAGAAATGGCTAACCCAGCTGCACCGGCCGCAGGTAAGATATTCGTTAAGTTATTCGCAATCGCATTAAAACCATAAGGCATATCCTGAATAACACGGGAAAGGCCAGTGAAGTCCTTACCCATTGCAACCACCTTGCCACCTGTCTTATTAGCAGCAGAATCAACCTCATTAAGCGATGTAACGGTCTGCTTCATCGCTGCAATGGCTTGCTTATTATCAGCCGTTAGAACTATTTTGAGTGATTCTTCTGCCATTGCTTTATTTTAATGCTTCTGATAATTTCTTCATATTCTCTATAAACTGCTCCTGCGTCAATCTTTCCCCTCTATCCGGTTGCTCGTCCGTTGACAAAGGTAAGAAATCTGTTATGCTTTTGCGCCCCTTCGTATCCGTGTTCGTGCAGTACATCACATACGCTATCAACCTCGCCCTTTGCCATTCAGCCAACTGCTTCGCTTCATACGCTTTCCTGTAAAGCAAAAAATCTCGCCACCGAATAGACCAAAACTGCTCAATAGTTAGGCCCGATTCAATGGCGAGAATTATTACCTCATCCCAGGTCTTATCCCTGTGGTTTAACTTTTTTTTTCTTCCTCCGGTGCGTTTTTATCAGCAGGTACATCCGGCACCATTGCCTTCATAGTGTACTGGATGAACTCTAACACCTGCGACCCCGTGAACTGCAATCCACCACCTTCATCAATCAACTGCGATGCTTCCCTTTCACTTATCACCTTGCCGGCTCCCTCACTTGCCGCCTGCACCATTGTAATAACGTGCTTAAAGGTTAAGGACTGCCCATCGTACATCTCCAACATCTTACCTATTGGCAAGTTGCCATTCATCTCGCAGAATCGGTGCATCGCCCAGTTATTCCAAAGTAAACTAACGCTGCCCGTTGAAGTCTTTAACTCAAATGCTACGGGCATAAATTAGTAGGTCTTTGTTTGTGTGAGTGGAGCGTTCTGTACTTGGAACTCCGCATCAAACTTCAGCAAGTCCTTATCAGTGGCATCCAATGAAAGCGAAGTAACAAAGATATTACCGCTATACACGATGTCGCCACTAACGGTGGAAGCAGGGCCGAAACGAGCAGGAATAGAATCACGATTAACGAGCATTGAATACAAACGGTCATAGCTTTCACGGCTACCGCTACCAGTTTGGTCAATGGCATTACCACTACAACTGATAGTCTGACTTACGGAATTACCGGGAAGTTGCTCATCTCCACACTTACTATCGGCATCAATGGCATCTCTTGTGATTTCCATAGAGTTGGAAGTAAGGCAGGCAACGGTCTGAAAAGAGCCGTTTCTGTCGAAATCCAGTTGAAGGATTATGTCCCTCGCATTTACAAAAGTGTAACTCATATTTATTGTGTTTGACTGATTATAAATTCATACCGCAAAATTACACGAAAAGTGTTATCAAACGGGTCGAGATCTTCGAGGTTAGTTACCGATGCCAAAACCACATTTTTACAATCCCATCCAACAGGTAACACAACCACCGTATCACTATTGACCGCACCCATCACCGCATCCGCTATTTGCTCCGCCCTCTTGAACCCAAAGTTACTACTTTTCGTTGTTATATCTATGTTGACGGAAACCATGTTAACGTAACCTTCTTTGCCTTGTTCCTGCCCGGATGTTCTACCTGTAATGGTAATGTATTCAGCCGGCTCATTGGCAGGCACCATAGCATCGTACACATCAACATAGGTATAGGCGGCAAGTTGGGTAACTAACCATTTCTTTATCTCTATGGCAGGGTTTTTCATTATCATTTGAATAGCTTTTTTAACCTTGATAAAAGTTTCGGCTTTTCGGCTTCAAATGCAGGAATAAAAAACGGCTGCGGCTTGATACCATTGCGAAGGATAGCACGAACAATAACGAATGTGAATTTAGGGTCTATCCCTTTGCGCTTTACCCATAGCGTGAGTGCCTTAACCATTTCCATAATTGTACCGCCCCCCTTGCCCTTGTATTGCGCTGCAAATGCTTCATATCCGGAAGGAATACGGGCATTGCCTTTCGTTCCGAACTCTACATAGGGCGCATACCTTACCGAACTAAATACTGACTTAAATAGGGTTTTATTGATGTCTATGTTTATGCTTTGCCGTAATTTACCAAAGTTAGCAGGAGCCATCCGCTTTGCATTGCGCTGAATGTTTAATGCGGATGCACTTAATTCATCTGATAGTCCTTTGGTCGCCTTTTCATCAATGCGCTTTATGGCTCTCTCGATGTTCTTCACCCCCGATATGTCAAGTGCAAACCCCTGCGCCATTACTTAAAGATTTGTATTTCCAAGTATTCATCCCTATTCTCCACATTCGTTATAGAGTGTATGCTATATTGCTCACCGCTTATCTCTAATCTGTAGGTCTGATCAATCGTGAGGGGGTAGCGCACGAATACAGTAGCAGATGCCGTGTAACTTACCTGCGCTGCAATCAAAGAACGGCTATCACCAAGCGGAATAAACATACCCCAAATGGTGGCAGTATTCGCATAGGTAACCGTATAACCCCCCTCACCATCGCTCACCTGTGTAGGCGCAAGTACACCAATCGGCTCATGCAATAGTTCTGCTGACAGATAATTAGGTCTTGTTCCCTTTAACCTCATAGTATTGGCGATTGACGGGTGAACTGCTGACACGCTCTCCATGCTTTCTCACAAATACCAGTACCCTCATTTTCGGCCCCCCTATTTTCGTACATATAATTCACCTGGTCAAGAATGGCGAACTTCAAAGCAGCAGGGACATGGGTATAACCTACCGTATATTCGGCTCTCATGTTTTCTATCTGTGGAAAAGTAATACGGGGATAATTACCGCCTATGATTCGTTTGTCAGTTAGGATTGTACCGGTATAATCATCGTACAAGGTAATATCGGAAGTGATAGGTCCATAAGGCAGTTGATACGCACCGCCTTTATTGCTGAACCATACTTTCACCTGCTTTGTTATTACGCTGATACCTGCAGCATCTTCGATTATCTTCCGGGCAGAACTAATCAGTTGCGCAACCTGTGCATCTTCGCTTGTATGGCTTACCCTAATGTATAGTTTAGCTTCTGCAAGCGTTACCGGCTCCGCATAGCTTACCTCTGTGATTTGCGAATCTATTATAAAAGAGTAGTTACCCATTGTTCAAAGTTTATTAATTTATCATGCGGCCTTAACTGCTCTGCCCTGTCAAATGCCGCCTTGCTGCAAAGTTCGTAATTATTCACCACATTTTTGATAGCGTTCACCCATTGGTGAGGGCGGTCAGGGCTGCAATAGATACCGGCATCCCCACAATTCTCACGCAGCGCAGGCAAATCACTTACAATGCAAGGGATCCCCGATGCCATTGCTTCCGTTGCCGTTCTTCCCCAACTCTCATACTGCGATGGCATCAAAAGTATCTTTGTGCGCTTGTATGCGTTCCTAATGTCGGGCTGATTCGGCCAAATGGTTACATTTTGTAACCCTTTGTAAATCTGTTCACCATAGCCACCCTGCACGGCAAGGAACTTGTATTCCGGCATCATTTGTGCCACCTGGTAGAATAGTTCGGCCCCCTTATTTCGATTGAGATTAATTAGTGTTATTTCCTCCCCACGTTCAACCCTATAATGGTCAATATTCACCGGTGGTTGAAGTATGAATGAGTTGTTGGGATATTTGCCGTGTTCACTTCCCCAATGGGAATTATACACAACGTTTATATGCTGATTCCGTCTGACGGAAATATAGTTAAAGGTATTGTGAGCAAACCAAACGGCCGGCTTCTTTGTCTTTTTGCAGTCCTCTGCCACATCTGCTGCAAAATCTAATTGAGTGAAAATTATATCTGCCCAATCATGGTGAAAGTACCAATCATGTGAGCGATTAAAAACGGGTATTCCTTCGTACTCATAGTACTCATTGTTCATTGCGGAGGTCATGACCTTGACGAGATGGCCACGCTCCATTAACCACTTGTTGATTTCGTGTGCGTTCCATTCCGAGCCGGACT